CTTGTTGAAAATTATTTGCATCGTACGTACCGCCCAAAATTTCTTTTGTTTTAGAGTCTGGTTGATCAGGAACATTAAAAAATTTAGCTAATTGTTTATTCATGAGTCAAATCCAAATGCAATTCCAGCTGTTAGGCCGGAAACAGAAACTGAATTGATAACAGTTCCATTTTGCACCTTTCCAAATATATAACTTTTTGCTACAAAAGTAAATGAAGAAATATTAATACGACGAGTAGAAAGATCGCCATCATACCTTTCACTGATGCTATTGGAAACCAGCGTTATGGGTATATTGATACCCGGTTTTGCAGGATTTAAATCCATTGTTATCACGTGCTGTGGATTAAAATACGGCATTATTTGTTCAACAATTTGCAATGTATCATCAATATGTCTTGAATAAATAAACAAAGTAAATCCTATATTGACTGGAATTTCTTCGGTTATAACCAGTGGATTTTCGGCACAATTTGCTGTTGACCGTGAAAGTGAAGGTGTATTTACATTGCGTCTTCGGCTTGGATCCGCTTGTATGCTTGTCATAACATAACTCATACGCGGAAGCTGGTTTTCAATTCTTAAACCATCATTAATTGATGATGGTTCTAAAAACCTTATTATAAATTTTTCTTGAGAAGCATAAGTAATGGGTACACGAATGTTAAGATCGCTACCACCATCAGGATTAACATGGTCAACAGATATATTATTGAATAGGGTACCAAATCCTATCACTAATTTTCTAAGACTTTGGTTGTAAAAATATCCAAACATTTATTACCTTAAGGACTTTCTTCTGCTGCAAAGGGATTCTGAGGATCAAACGTATATCCTTTGGCTTCTGTCTGTAGAGTATCATTTATACCAGCAGTTGTGCCAATATTTATATTGAGTGGTATGATTTGTGATCCAGAGAAACCACGAGTCTGTGAAACTATAGAATCAATTGTAGCATTATTTGTTTTAACCTTTTCATAACTATAGGTAAACAATTCTGCTGTTATCATATAAGAATAAAGTTTGCCAAATGGATATAATGGATTTTCATGCTCTACAAAGTTTATTTCAAATAAAGATTTTGAAAGAGGAAAATAAATTAAATCTCCCTCTCTGGGTCTAGTAATTGAATTTTGTCTATTAGTTACTTCTTGAAAAAATCTTTTTCTTGCAAATAATAAAGTAACTTTATCTTTAATCTCAAGACCAAATTGAGTTATTATATCAGTTCCATCAAATCCTTTATAATTCATCAAATACATTTCTAGTGTATAAGATTTCGTAAATGATGATCCAGGATCCTCACCAAAAACTTTATCTATTGAAAAATATTCTCTTGGAACATATATACAATCCTGTCCCATTGCCTGTATTATTTCTATAGTAATACCCTCAGCAAGATCTTGCTCACCTTTATTACTATAGTTTATTATATAAGGATTTGTGGTCATTTTAACCTATAAGTGGATCAGGTGGCAATTCTTGTGTTTTTACTAGTTGTTGTTCTATGGTATTTAATTCAGTTAATGCTTCAGTCATCAGTGCTGGGGCATTTAATTGAGCACCACCGGGTAAAGGAACACCAGTAAATTTTAATAGATTTTGAGCCCATTGTTTTTTCAATAATGCAGTATAATATCTTTTGAAAACTCTATCATTCCAAACTTTATTATATTGGCTTGTGTCAATTTGAACATATGCTTCTACCATTAAAAATGCTCCGGCAGGAAGTTTGCTATGCTCTGTATCTAAAAATAGTCTGTCAGTTGTTCTCGTATATGTAAAGGATGTTGGGTAGTTAAATACATCATTAACCAATTTAATATAACTCATACCTTCCATGTATGCCGCCATTGGTCCCTGAGGGGCGCCTGACTGGTTGAAGTACAATCCAAAAAAATCAAACAATGTCATTTGATACCGCAAATCAAACATATAATCACCAACAATATCACTTGGAGAATATACCTTTGTAATAGTACGAATATCTGTTGCTAAAGGCCAGTAACCAGTATTTCCATTTTCATCTGTTTTAATTTGTGCACCAAGAGCTGGCCCAAATTGAGTTGTATCAAAATATCTATTAACTCTATCTGCTTCCGTTATTTGATATAAAAATAAAGCACGTTGATTAAAATCAAAATGCCTTTCATACATATATTCAAGAGCTTCATCAAGTCTATCTTCTGCTTGTTTGGAATCAATATTTACTTGCACTACAGGTGCACCCAGAGATCTAAAGCAATAATCTATAAAGTTTTGACGGGTTGTAATGGCCATGAAAATATTTATGAATTTTTCATAATGTTATTCAGTTTTTCAAATAGTCGTTCATTTTCTTCACTGTGATTTACTGTTATTTGTACCAACTCCACAGATGCAGGATTTAAATTTTCAATATCACGTTTTCGTTGGCCATCTTCTTTATCATAAAAATTTGGATCATAATTACTGAATCCCGGCATCTTTAATGGACAACTTATTACTGGATAATCTAATTTAGAATACTCACCAGCTTCTCGTACCAACCAAGTATGTTTATGATCTCCGCAGCCACATTTTCCACAATAATAATGTTCTGAGTCTTTGCTTTTATTTAAAAATTTACAAGGAGGTATAATACCATTACCGTAACAAGATATATACCTGAGTTGTTTAGTTGGTAAATCAGTTTTATGATTTTTTAATCCACGCGATGCAACAGATAGTGCAAACAGAACAATTTTTGATAACATTATGGAGCCTCATATATAATCACCATTCCGGCTGGTATAACACTTCTTTCTAAGAAAGCTTTATGGTTATCTGAAACATTTGCAATAATTTTTATAACAGAATTACTAAAACTTATAACTTTAGTAGTTGAATAACTATAACCCATTAGAGTTGTTAACACATAACGAATGCCACCAGGAGTTCCCTTTTTTCCGAAGTATTGATAATCCACTTGTATTGAAAATTTTGGAATGTTTGGAAGAATATCTGATAATTCATCAGATGAGAAATCTTCTCCGGGGAAATATAATTCAGCCAACCCCTGTAACAATTCAGGTGGCATGAATACTGGACTTCTCAATACTTCCCACGGAATATATGCACCATAGCCATATTTCATGCTGTACAGCCAACGAAGATATTGTTTGACAATAGGAACAATTGTCACATTAGAAGTATTGCTTTGATATTCCTGAATTATCCACTCTGGAAACAATGATTCAACTGTTAGATTATCACCAATAAATTTGTCTTTTCCAACATTATATAATTCTGAACCATATTGCTTTAATGCTTTTTCAAAAAGCAATTCAACTTTTTGAGCAATACTTACGGGTAATCTGTTAAAGAACAGAGGAATCATAGTCCGTATACCACCTGTATTCCAGCTATGACTTTGGCTTCTAGGTATTCCATTAGAGCCGCTTGACTTCCAGTAGAAAGATCAGTTACATAAACATTAACAGATCCCGGAATATCACCATTTCTTACATATACCATATCTGGATCAGATGTTCCAGAGATACCAGAACCAACTATAGCATTAGTAAAATCTTTGAGAGTTACACATCGGTCATAGTTTAATTCAAAAAGTAGTTTTGCTTTGGCAGTATCGAGCGATATCGTATTATAACCACCACCGGGAGTGCCAATAAGATCAAAATCATTATTTGGGTCAGCTAATACAGCGTTATTTCCACTTGTTCCATTTGCAGTAACTGCACGAACTATAACGGACTTAGAAGTAGGAACGGTATTTGCATTTGCAAAATTATTAGTAACTAGATAACCATTAGCAGAATTTGTAACAGTAAAATAATTGTTGTCTGTATTGGTAGTCATATTACCTTTACTGACTCGTGTCCATTTTACTTTTTCAGCTTTATTTAAAGAATCTGGAATAACGTAAAAAGAAATAGTATCGGGGTCAATGTTATATGGTAAAAGTATTGACTGGCTTGTAAAGTCATAATTGCTAAATGTTTGCACATTTGAGCCAGCATATAGATACATTTCCTGTGCACTTGTTAAACCCCCAGGTGTTCCATTTATAACAAAGAAATTTACATTACTTCCATCTGTCGCCGTAGCTGCATAAGATTGATAATCTTGAACATATGCACGAGTAGAAACCTTTACGGTTGCAGATTTTACAAGCGGAACAACAATTGAATGATTTGAAGCAATTGATATTACAGATTCTAATAACGTTGCTGTTGATAAAAATGATTCGGTAAATCCAAATTGTGAATATACACCATTATATGCTGTGGCAGTTGATAGAATATTAATTAAAAGATTAGCAGTGCTAGCTTGGTTTCTAAAATCAATGTCGGTCAAACCGGGTTGTATTTCTAAAAAAGAAATCAATGAATTTTTAATATCTTCAAAATCCAAAGAGGCTACATTTAAAGTTTTTAAATTGTATGTCATGATAATGGTATCTCTATCTGGCAGGATGATTTATTTTGACTAGTTAAAGATATTTCTGTAGAAAATTGAATATCAAAGATTATTGCTGTATCCGAATAATAATTTACAGTAACAGATACATCAAATATTTTTCTTATTGAGGATTTGATTACTGACCTCAAAGTACTTGTAATAATTTGTCTATTGACGGCAACGTCATAGGTATAATCTCTGATATTTGCTCCAAAACTCATGTTTGAAACATTTTCACCTTTATTTGTTCTCAGTACATTTTCAATTTGTTGAACTATAGAATTTGTACCACTCACAAATGCCAAATCTTTTTTGGAATTTGCAGTTGATACTTTTTCTAATAATATTGAAAAATCTTTGGTTTTCATTCTAATTTATTTATACATTATGACCAGATCTGGTCACCAATATTTGTTGGAAAGAATGGATCATTGAAGTTACCAGGATTATTTGGAATATCTAAATCGATATTCCAAGGGGGTACTGTATTTTGATTATTCCCACCACTAGAATTTATTGGTGCAGAAGTTGATGGTAAT